CGCTCCTGGTCAGAAAAAATTTTTTGTACTACTACACCCCCCAAGTGAAAAGAAGTGCTTAGAAGTCCATAGAAGTGCCTTAGAGTAGACATAAGTATATAGAAGTCTTAAGAAGTCCATAAAAGTATAAATATTTTATTTTGAGTATTTAGATATATCTTTTATATACTTTTCTGATATACTATTAATAGTTATGTATTTTAAATTATTTTTATATGTTCACTTCTTCCAATTCTTTTTTAGTTTCCGGAATAACAACAAATAGAAATTTACAGAATACATAACTTAATCTAAACAAAAATTATTTTTCATTACTTCCAAAATGAACATTTCAAAAATTGATTTATTTCCAGTTTCTCGAACTGAAACTGTAGAAACAAAACACGCAAATATTTATATGAGCATTGACTCATATGAAAAAAATGTTTCTATTACTGATGGCATTAACACTTTAAATATTGTTATAGATCAGGAAAAAATGATGCAAGCATTTCTTTATACTTTGGGAAATGTTCGCTGTAAATATGATGACGCCAAGCGTGAATTTATGACCAAAGTATTAGAAGAAGCTACTAAACAATTAGTAAATTCTACTACTTCAGGAAGTCCTGAAAGAGAAAGACTAGAAACTTTCTTAGCTAATAGTTTTTCAAATAAGGAGACTTCTGACAATGCCTAGAAAGAATCAAATTAACGAGCAAATAAAAGTAACCCTTCCAAAAGGGTTACACGCTCAATTTGTAAGTTATTGTTTAGCAAAATATGGTGAGCAAAACTTATCATTTGCGGTTAGACAGTTAATTATTCAGGAGCTAGAAAGATGAAATTTATTTTTATTCCTTACATACTTTTATTCTTAATTCTTATTTAAAACAATGTCTGAACTTAAAACAAAAATTACTTATCATAATCCCGAAGATAAAAAAAATTCGGGATTCACTATAGAAAATCCCTATGCTGATAAAATCAGATTTATTACTGATGCAACAGAGGAGGGATTTCTTGAGATACCAAAAATAACAGTTTTTGGGATTCTCAATTTTCTATATGTTGGAGAAGCTACAGCTCGCGATGGTCGTTGTGGTTTTCGTAGCAGAGCTGTTAGCGAATTAAACTATTGGTTTAATACAAAAAAAACTTATAGATTTTGGAGAAAATCTCTAAGGCCTTTATATAATCAAATTTTAAAACAAACTCACGAAGAAGTTGTTAAAGATATGGAGTAATAAAACTCCAGTATAAAAAATAATTAACCCTAGAAAAAATCTAGGGTTATTTTTTTTGAGAATTTTTTTTTTAAAATTTTTTCATTTTTTTTTTTTTTTTTTTTTTTCTAAAAAAAATTTTTAACTAATAAAAAAAATAATTAATAAAAAAAATTAATAGACATTGAATGAATTTTTAGACATTGAATGTAAAAATTGAATGAATTTTATTGAATGGTAAAAATTGAATGGATTTTTTAATAAGTTGAATGTTTTTTATTAGCATGATGTTATACTGATAATATGAATCTATTTATTTTTATGACTCAAACACTTATTGAAGAAGTCAAAGAAACAGCCATTGACTATCTTAAAGACAATGAATGTATGAACACTTACGGGTGTGACCTACATAATGAAATTTTTAATACTGACTATTTTTGTTGTTATACGTCAGATTGTAAAAAGTATCTTGAACAGTATGGTGTATTTAAAGCAATAGAAAAAGTTCAAGAGTATGAGAAATTTAATTTCGGAGAAGTTACAACAGATTTAAGCGACCCTTTTAAGTTGCTTCATATGTTGGTTTATATTCTTGGAGAAGAATTTTTAAATAATTCAAATACTTTAACCAATACTTATTGGAATGAGTATATCCCAGAGAATGAATACAAAACAATTATTAAAGAATTACAAGAGTCTTAAAAATAAGGCTCTTTTTTTATTCCCTATAGTTTACATATAAACTATTTACATATATAATATTTACATAACATCATAAATTATTATGACCGCTTCCAAAAAACAAACTAAGTCCATGAATGGGCAACCTATGAATGGGCTAGTTTATCAATCAATCATGGGAGAATATTTAATTCATCCCTCTGAATGTTTAGAAAATTTAAACATACAAAAAGCAATAAGCATGAATGATGAAGTCATGCTAAGAAAAATTCTTGAATGTGAGTATTAATCATGAATTGGACTTCAAAAGAAAAATCTAAGTATTGGAATAAAGCCTATCAAGAATATTCTCTTGAAAGTGGTTTATCTCTTAAAGACTTAAGTAATTGGATTAAAGTGAATCCTTTTGTAGCAGTAGCTATAGAGGATAGAGCTATTGAATTTTTAAAAGGAGATTTCTAATTATGAATAAAGTATTAGATGACGTAGCTGAAGTAAGGTTGCCTATTTACTGGGCATCTTACTTAGTCAATAATGATGCTTCGGGATTAGAAGATGGAGAAGAAGAACAGATACAAGAGACTTTAGAGTATCTGAATATTGATAAATGGATATGTGTAGATGTTAAAGATGATATTAGTTTTGAATATCCTTTTCTACCTGACTTGTTAGGTGGAGATTATTGTACTTATGTTTTTCACAATTATGCCAATTAACCCAAACAAAAAATACAAATTTATTGATAAAGATTTAATCAATGGATTCGTTGTACTTACTGGAAAAGAATTTAATGAAATTCTTGAAAAATCTTACAAAGAACATATGGAGAATAAAAATGAAAAAACTAACTAATAAAGATGCCTATGAAATTATCAGAGATAATACTAACTGGGCATGGGTATTTCCCCAAGACGTAAAGTTTAAATATGGGTGGATATTCCATAGGACAAGAGATTGTTTAGATGGAGAATACCATAAAGGTAAAGATGCTATTGATTGTTATGCAATAGATAGTCTTTACAGTTATGAACATACTGGTTTTCAAATAGAAAACTGGGATTGTTGCAATTTTGAAGATAGTCCATTTAAAGCAAAAAATGAAGATAAAGTTTTAAAGACTATTAGAGAATTAAATAGAAGTTATAAAAGACATAAAGATGATGAATTTATTGAAAAAGTTTTTGAAATAGCTTTTGGTAATAATGCAATAAAAAAAGATTATTCAAGGGATGATGTACTAGAAAGATTAATGGAATTTTCTAATAAATCACTTAAATTAGAGGAATTAGAAGATGCTAGATAAAGAAAAATGGGAGTATTCAAGGCATGAAGCTAAAGACTTGGCTCAAGATTATCTTGATAAAGAAAAAACTAGAGCTAGTTGTATAAAATATTTTGAATCACATTTTAAAATATCTACATCAACTGCTAATAGATGGTATAACAGAATTTATGATGAATTAGTTGTACCTGATATACATAATGCTTTAGAGATAAAATCTTATAAAGAAACAGTTGAATCTGAAATAAATAAATGTATGAAGAAATTAAAAGATTTAACTATTGAAGAAAAAGTAAATGTTTTAACAAAAATAACTAAATTAAAAAAAGATTTAAAAAAGCTATGAGAAATTCTCATGATAATCACTAATTAATTACTGGCATTAAAAGTTTCGTGGTTGCTTCTTTTATGTAAGTCCAGTACTTTCCAAATTACAAAATTTAAATGAAAGATTCATTACCACTTCCAGAAGATAGGTTTATAAAACTATCTTTGGAACATATATCTTTTATTGTTATTTTTCTTTTAGCAATTCAAAAAGATTATCCAAAAGCTAAATTTGCTATTAAAAAAGCAGATTTAGTGATTGATTTAATTTTAGATCAATTATCTGAAGATGATAAAAAACTAATCATGGAGAATGATGATGATTGATAACCCATTACCAGATCAAGTTATGCAAGAAATGGATAGAGTTCATGCAGCATGGGAATTTGAAGAATTATGCAAAGATCATGCTTATAAATTAGCTGAAGATAACTTTGTATATGAAGAATTAATTGGAGATTTTCAAGAGTGGTTTTTTCTTTATTGCATAGATCATTCTGAAGATGAATATGCCAGATCATTTCCTGATGATAAAGATTTAATAGATGAGTGGTGGGATGAAATGGAAGATAATTATGATGAATATAATGACCCTTACGATATAGAACCTAGTGATGACCAAATGATGAGTATGTTTGGAACTAAATGGCATGATGGATTATGACTAATTTTGTACCAATAACAAGATACTCAAGATGTAAAAGATACTCAGGTGCAGTAATAAAATGCCCTGAGTGTCATTCTTTAGGCCAGATATATCACTTATCTTGGTCAGCATTACAATGCCAGAATTGTGAAAAAATGATAAATAAATTTGATTGGTTTATAGAAAAAGGTAAATATTCTAAAACTTAATCTTTTCTAAGTTTTACTAATAAATCATGTATAGCTTCCCTGATTAAAAATCCTGTAGATAAACCAGATTTTGAAAATTTTTTTAGCTCTTCATATTCGTCTACATCAACAGCTACACAGATTCTTTGTAAGTTTTTGTTCATAATGAATGACGATATACATAAGTAGTATATCAGATAGTTATAACTTTTAGTATGAATGGCAAAAAAAAGAAAAAGAAAAGAAACAAAAGAAAAAGAATATAATTATATTATATATACTTTTATATTATATATACTTTTTTATAGAGTATATAAGTAGTTATATATAGATAATTATATTATATATACTTATATTAATATAATGAATGGATTTTTCAATAATTTAATTATATAGCATTAGAAACAACCTCTTGACACATATGATGTCATGCTATAATAATAAATAATAGTTAGTCAGTATGAATGGCAAAAACCAAAATTACCATGTTTCTTGATCCAGACCTTATTGAATGGCTTGATCAGAACAGAGATGAAGAAACATCAAGGTCAGCTTATCTCAGGATCTTGATTAGAAAGGATATGAAAACCAAGTCCAGAAGAAAAACTGCTCCTATCTTATCTACAGATGTTTTCAGTTCTCCAGAAATTACAGCAGATTTAATACCTGATGATCTGAAAGATTATGCTGATCTTCTCATTGAATGGTGGAGTATCAGATATAAAAATAAGGGAACTTGCTCTACAAGCGTTGCTAACCGCATCTTTACCAAGTTAAGGTCATTTCCTACACAAGATAGAAAACAAGCTCTTGAGAACGCTATAGCAGGTGGCTGGAAGGATTTATTTCCTGTTAAGCAATCCTACAAACCAGAAGAGCAAAAAAATAATCATCCAGCATCAAGAGTATTTACAGCAGAGAGAGGTTTTGAATAATGGAAAGATTATTTGACCAAGCATCCCTGATAAAAACACTTCAAGATGGTTTAAAAAAACCTAATCCTAAAAATCCTGATCGTATGATGTGGACTCTTGAAGATTTAGATAAGCCACCTCCAGGTTGGACAGAATGTGTAAATAACACAAAAGGCAATAAAGCCTTTCCGCAAGGTTATCAAGGTGTCAAATACAGAAATCTTGCTAGGGTTGAAACACCACCCAAACAACAGGAGAAAATACAAATTATTGATCCTAAAGACCTTCCTATTTAACTTTCCAAATGAAAACTATCGAATTGCTTAAACCACTCGCTATCTTCAGAGATCAAGAGACTCACAAATACTTTGATGAGACTAATCAGAGATGGCTTGCTTTTTCTACAACAGAAGTTTGTAATGAACTGACAGAAGAAGCTAAAGAAAATATTGAAGCCTATAGATATATCTGGCAGCCCAGAGGAGAAACAGTACATGAGTGTTTACAGGAAAAAATGCTTGGTAGTGGAGAGATTGATCCCAAAGACTATGAAGCATGGGTTACACCATTGTTAGACCATGAACTGTTCACACATTTTGAACCGATGGCTGTTGAACTTATGATGTCTATACCAGATAAATCAGTTGGCGGTCAGCTTGATTTACTTGGATATGATTCCAAGGCTGACAAGATTAGATTAATTGATTTAAAGACCAAAGGTAATTCCAAATACGATATTAGAAAACGTGGTAAAGATGGCATGATTCATCTTGAAGATGTTGATATGTATTGGAAAGAACCATACTCAACTGATAAGCAACTTGGTTGTTACATTGAAATGTTGAAATTAAACTATGGATTAGTACCAGATGTATGTAATACGATCTGGGCTTATGAAGGTAGGTGTATTTTAAACAATGATCAACCTACTGAAAGATGCGAAGATGCATGGCAGGAAGCATGGACAAAGTTTGAATCAAAACAGGAGTTATTTTAATGTCTTTAGCAATAGATACAAGAACTGTCGTTGGCATTTATGCACTTAATCAATGGTTTAAAGTGAAGCCATTTAGTGTTTGGATTGATGCTTATGAATTGAATCACGTTGATACCAGTTTAACTTTTAAAGAAACAGAATTTGGTACACCAGGTAATAAATATAATACCTATATTCAATTATCGTATTTATATCCAGACTTTGAATGGACACCACCTACAAATTTTTGTACTCAATATGGAGATGAAGCAAGTTTTGAAAATCCTTCTCCTAGTCAAGGAGTTGGTGCAAAATTAGATAATGGTGCTGAAATAGAGGAAGAAATTTATTTTTCTCTTTTGGAGGTAAAAGCCTTCAAATGTATAAGCAGAGAAGATGCACTTGCGCTTTCTCATCATCAATAAAATTAAGAGGTATTTTATGTCATTTGATAAATTAACAAGTTTTTTCAGAAGAGACTTGTATCCTTATTGCTTAATGAGAGCAAAGGATAAAATTGGTGGTTATGTAATTTTAAATAGAAAATATCAACCACTATCTTTTTCAATTTATGGAAGTAGAGATAATTACACTATTTCTCCAAACATAGGAAATGAAGGTCAAAAACACGTTTGGTATGAAGATATGCCTTCTTATGTAAGGATAAAAAAATTAACAAAAAAAACTAGAATTTTTTTAAGTTGGGATAATAATGATAATAAAGATCAGGTTTTTCTTTATGCAGATCACATATTACCCACAAAAAATAAAACAAATTGGTACAAATATTCTGAGAAATTATTTAAGTTAGGACAACTACAGACAACTTTTAAATAGGAGAAATCAATGCCACAATTTCCAAGCGATCCATATGAAGGTCAGGTCTTTTATGACCCTTACTCTGAAACAACATATGAATTTTGGATACCTAGAAAAGATGATGAGTTTTGTAAAAAATTAAATATCAAAGCTAAATGGATTGTGAAAAGTTTTGAAAGTGAATGTGTAAGTAATTTATTTTCAAAAAATGGAAAGAACAGATACTTTGCATATAACAAACTTATAGACCAGTTTGGCTATACCAAAGAACAGATCACTGATCTTATGGAAGAGTTAAAGCAATGACTAAAGAACAAAAAATAGAGGCTGCTCAGAAACGAATAGCTGAGTTAAGAAAACTTATCTCGGAGTGGACTAAAAGATGAGATATATACTTGATGTCTCAGGGCATGATCTAAAACTTATCAGAGCATCTATTGTTAATTTTCAAAGATCATTAGAGCTATCAGATCAGGCAGAATTTGATACCTTAATTGATGATCTTGATGAATGTTTTTTTAAATTATCAAAGATGAAAAAAGAACAACTTAACAATAAGATAAAAAGAAAATGGGGTGGTAAAAAATGAAATGTTTTTACAGAGAACTTGATAGAAGAAAAAAATATTTAATCACAAGATTACAGAATGAAGTAGCTGCTCTTGGAGATAGTTGGTTTAGACACGAGATAACAGATCAACAATACAATATAAGGATTCAAGAATTAGATAAACGTATAGCAGATTTACAGGGATGACAAATCCAAAGAAGCGTAAAGGAGATAAAGCTGAAAGAGAAGCAGCAGAACTTTTAACAGAAGTTACTGGTTTTGATTGTCAAAGAAATCTGTCAGCAGGGATTCCTGGAGATGTTGGAGATATTCATGGAGTACCAAACTGTGTAATACAGGTAGCTGATTGGAAAGATAAATCACAAGCCTGTCTTGTTAAGCCTAGAGAAGTTGAAGTGCAGAGAGAAAATGCAGGAGTGGACTTTGTTGCAAGTATGGTCAGGTTCAGAGGAGGAGAATGGCGAATGGTGTTGACACCAGAACAATTCAACACTTTGTTACAGGCAGCATTGCAATAAACTTGCAGTAAACATTATATAAGGTATATAATTTAATAGTTTAGTACATTAAACTAATGACCACAGAAAAGCCTAAATCTCTAACAGATGCTCTCAGGTTATTTCAAATGAAAGTTAAAGCTGCTCCTAAAAGTGGCTTTACTAAATTTCCAAATCCTAGAGAGTATTCAAAGTTAGAAGATGTTTTACAAATTGTGCAATATGCACATGAACTTGGTATCTCTCATACTCAAACTGGTAAATACATCATTACTGAACAAGGAGAAGTTATTGATTTATTAATAACAACTTTGTATTTTGGTGATGAAAAACTTGAAAGTATTGATAGATTACCACCACTTCCTACTGGTAAAAACACTAGCCAGGAAGATGGTATCAGAAGAACTTACCTTAAAAAATATGCACTATCAGCTATTTATGGTATAGGTTCTGATGATGACGATGATGCTAATTCATTGACACCTGCACCAGAAAAGCAGAAAGGTACTGATAGGACACCTACAAAAGCCAAGCAAAAACTTGAGCCTGTATCAAAGCAAGCCGAATCAAATCCCCCAATCACTACTGAAGCTAGAACTGTTATCACAGATCAACTTAAGGAGTTAATGAAAACTGATCCTGATAAAGCAAAAGAAATTGCAGCTTCTTTTATCAAGGAGTTTAAAGTTCCAAAACTTACAGGATTCATTACAGAAGCTAGACATGGAGAGTTTCTAAGTCATGCTATATCAAAGATAGCTGATAACTAATGACATCAGAAGAAGCTGAGTTCTCTGGTCAAGAGATTATGAGACAACTTGAACAAAGACGGGCAGATCAGCGTAAAGATTGGAACAGAAACGTATTTGGGGTGCGTACCAATGATGATCTTGCTTCTTTAATCAGAGAGCATTGTAAGTCGAACAATCTCTCTATAAATTCATTTCTAAACAATTTACTAAAAGATTTTTTTAATTATGGCTGACTTTAATCCAGCACTCTCTCTACCTATCAAATGGTCAATAGGAGAAGATAGATTCAATGATGATGATGAAGCAAAAGTGTTGACTCTCACAATACCAGTTGCATCTCTTGACCAATTCATAGATCATTTAAAAGCACTAAGTTACACCAAACAAAAACAGGGCGAAGTTTATGATTTTAAAAAGAAAGAGAAAGTTAAAACTCAATGTATATACGTCAACGCTAAAGGCTTGGATGGACAGTACGGATTATTTGGTAACATTAATCCACAAAAGATAGAAGATGCACCAACAACAGATGAACTACCTTTCTAAAAGAAAAGATGAATATTTGATTAGAGATCCTAACTTGAATATTCATTTTAAAATAAAAAATGGTGTACGCTACTGGCTTACACCACCTCCTTCAAGTTATCAAAAATGAGTAACTCAAGAGCTTCTATTGCTAAATTACGCAAATTAAAACAAATAAGACGTAAAAATTTAGAGAGCAATTTTTTAGAGATCCAAATGAAGGGAATGGATCATTATGTTTTTATAAAAGATAATGGCAAAGCCCAAGTTGTTTATCAAGAAGGTCGTTGGGTTACAGAACATATAAGAACTGCAATTCTTAAATTTAATTATGAAATAGATAAAATTGATAAATTATTAATAAAAGATTTTACTGACGAAGAGATTAAGGAATATGAAAAAACTTCTTAACAGGATTAGTTTTCTTTTCTTTTCTAATTTCTTTTAGAACAGCAGCAGCTTCTAATTCAATCAATCTATTTAACATAGAAGCCAAAAATACATCTTGTTCTAGTTTATGCCTGACCAAATGAGTGCAATACCTTTTGATATCAATTACATCATCACTTGCCATAATTTCTCTACAACGCATTTCAACATCTAACTTCATTTCTAAAGGTGCTGGCTCAATGTCGATATTGAGAAATTTAGTTATTTTCATGTTGTAGGAAAAAGTTGTTGTTCTAAAATTTCAACTGCTTTATCATCAAGTGTATTTGTTGTTTGTTTTGCGATTGATTTTAATAAATCTATGACCAATCTCTTAACAGCAGTTGTTGTTAAAAAGGTCATCAAAATTGGTTTTAGTATCTTATACATAAAATAAATATGTGTTACTTTCCAAACATAGCTAAAATGCTAGTATTAGACAAGAATCTTAATTTTCATGGCTGAAGAGAAAGAAGAAAAAGAAGGTATTGAGTGGGGTGAACTGTTTGGTCACGCTATCCGATTTCTGATTTTGACCTGGAGTTTATCAATGATGACTCTTGGATACATGGGTCGAGTAAGAATTGATGGAGCGTTCACGGCTGGCTTGGTTTCGGGGGTGCTAGGTAGTTATGGGATCTCAGTAGGAAACAAGAAAAGTGGCACAAATAACAGTAATAGCCCTAAAATAGTAGATAATAAAAACAACAAAGTAGGTATCAAATGAAAAAACTATTTGCTTTACTTTTATTTTTACCATCGGCTGCTTTTGCTGATATAAAACAGGAGTTTGTTACTTCAGCACAGATAACAGTTGATATGCCTTATGTTGTGACCAACAAGGTAGGAACTACATATTCACTAAGCGGAAATAATATTACACCATCTGTAACTGTAGGAGATACCACAACATCAGGGAAAATAGGTGGAATCAATATTGGTTCTTTAACTGATGGCGTTCCAGCGATGATACAAACAGATACTACAGTAACCACTAGCGGTTCAGCGTTCTCAAAGACAGAATCGGTAATTATGGGAGATGCTACACCATCTACTGTAACTCCTAGTTCGGGGATTGCAGCATTACCAGTATTAGGTGGTCAGACTACTATTGGATCAGGCGGTACTGCTGGCACTCTTGCTTTAACGTCATTGAGTTCTGGAGTCCATACCTGTACCGCAGGTGGATCGGGTACATCTTGCATAGGATCTACTAAAGTTACTATTACGATTGACTAGACTTTGGCTCATAGTTTTATTAGCATTACCATATAGGACATTAGCAGTTCCTGTTGTACCTCAATTTCGTTCGGGTACATCTCAGACTTCAAGCACTTCTGAATCGGTAATTAATGAAACTATTACAAGTCATCAATACAGAACTGGCTATAGCTATTCAGCAAGTGGTCATAATATTGAATCCTCAGACCTCAACGGATATATCAACCCTACAGCTACACAACTTACAGAACAGACAGTTGGAGGGGTAAATTTTAGTTGGACTTCGCCAAACTTAGATGCTGTACCAAGATGGAAAATAACAAATGGTGGAGCAGCCTTCTCTCTACAGGAAACTCTAATAACTCCAGGATTAGACACAGTAACTACAATAACAAGAACAATAAATACAACAACCACAACAGAAACTACAACTACATTTGGTCAATAGTTTTATTACTTTGTCCTACAAAAGTTTTTGCTAATACAACAGTTGCAAGTCCTAGTTCTAATGCTCAAGGTGTTGTCAACAATAACGCTACCATGATAACCCCATCAGCCATGCCATCTTTCCGTATGAGTCAGGGGATTGTTTGTGCATCCCCTAGCTTAACGATCACTCCTTATGTAACAGATGCTTGGTCATTTAATAGACCAATAGAACAAGTCACTAGGCAAAATATATATGACGAAAATACTGGAGAGATAAAATATGTTCAAGAGACTCCTAGATTTGAAAAAGATAATTACAATTTGAACTATGGTATCTCTGCTCAGATAAATATTCCACTAGGAAAATCTCCTGCTCTTTGCCATAAAGCGACCCAAGTAAATATCGAAGCTCAAAAATTGTTAATAAAGAAAACTAAAATGGAAATTAGCCTCTATCGTTTGGAAATGTGTGCAAAACAGGCAAAATTAGGTGTTACCTTCAAACCTAATACTCCTAGTGCTATTACTTGTGAAGATATTATTGTTAATATCCCACCAAATCAAGTTATCCCACATACTCACAAAATTAAGCAGTAGACAAGCACGGGTTTTAACTTGCCTACCTAGACACCCTATCCTTCGCCATGTTGAATAAGGTAAATATATTTTACAACAAAGCATAAAAAAATAGGTAAGACCCTTCCAAACATCTTACCTATTTCTTGTGTTGCAATGGGATTCTTGGATGAATCACATTTAGTATAGCAGTAAAATGTCACTTTTTCTTTTTAGTCAACTTAGTAACGACTTGCTTAACTATTGGCCGTACAAGCTGAAGTACCAATGGTGCAGAAGCACCAACCAAAGCAAGGCTAAAGACCCCAACAAACTGAGGAGCAGACGGAATGTATTGTTCTTTCCACTCAACTGTTTCATAAAGAGTTATACACTCACTTCCATCTTGCCCTCTCTCATGCCCGATAACACGTTCTAACTTTTTATCGTTACGAAAGTCTCCTACTCTTTGGTCATCTTTACCAGGACAGGGAGGAAAATCTGGTGGAGGATCTGGTGATATATCAGGAATCTTTGGCTGCTCTGTTTCTGGTAAGGGGGGTGGATCATTACTTACAGGTGCTTCTTCTGTAATTACTAAATTCTCAGGTGTATAGTCAAGAGGTACAAAACTAGGAAAGGGGAAATCACAAGTAGTAAACACTCCATTAGGATCTTCCAATAATAAATTACGATTACCAGTATTTTTTATATCTCGGTGCTGATAAGTACAACCAGGAACATCAATCTCAGGTGGTGTTGTAATAGTTAGATAATGTGGACTATAGATTTCTGGTACATCTGGAATATAAATCTCAGGAATACTTATATCAGGTATCTCCATCTTCTACATCTCCTATAGAGATAGACCAACCATCTTCTCCAAACTTACCTTTTTCTACAATTTTAGGTTTTTTAACTTTTTTATCCAATTCTTCGTGATACTTTTTTATGTCATTATCTAGTTCTAAATTGAATTTAGTCATACGCATCCAATGGATTAACTTATCTATGTAGTATTTAAGTAACTTTTTGATGAACCCAAATATCATTTTGGCAAATAAACTTCCACATAAGAATTACATTTAGGACAAGATAAATTAGTCACCATAGAATATTCTTCTCCAAGAACAGGGTGAAAATCTTCATCAACACTGTGATCTGCACCCCAGATCAGTTCAGTTTTACAATGCCAGCAGTTCAAATTCCTAGTCCTTTTGGTATTGGTAATGATTCTCCTGTTACATCAGGTAGTTCTTTTTCCAGTATTTTTGGCATCATGCCTTGTACATTACCAAGAATTTCGTTCATAACTTGAGACTTGAAATTTTCAGATGTTACATATTTGTAGCCAAGGTATGCTCCACCACTCATGGAAGCTACCATTACAAATGAAACAATGCTAAGAATATTAGCAATTTTTTGAAACATGATTAAATTTGCAATTTTGAAAGCACTATCTTTTTCAAGTGTGCTTGTATTACTGCTTATTGTAGCCCTATCCCCTCTGTACGTCACTATGGGGTTAATGACAAGACAAATGCAAGAAAAGGTTAATTAATCAGCAGCTTCGGGTGTGTTTCCCTCTGCTACCCACTTAAGGTACTCTTGATAGTCGGTGTTTGCTTCGTCAAATGGGATAGAAGCTCCGTCACTTGTTCTCAAAATAACTTTAAGATCATTACCTTCTTCATCTTTTCCTAAAAATTTGTAAGTCATAATTCAGCACTAAATTGTAAGTCATTTGTAGTGCCATCAACTAGTCTAACTTGACCGACACTCCCACCACTCAAACCTCCTAGTGGGTTGGTAGCTCTACATTGTGCGACAGAAGTAGTTGCTTCCTCTAAAGTAATACTTGCTCCAGAATGAGCCTGAGTTGATCCTGACGCATTTCGTATTTTTACAGTTCCATTTACACTTACTGTTGGGGAAGCTCTCATATTTGGATTAAAATAAATAACAAATTTATTAAGGGTTGAACTCCAAGAATTACCAAGAGCAATAACTCCATCTGTTGAAGGGGATATTTGTTGAAAATAACGCCTACAAAGTTCAAGCTCCTGTGCGAATGACCTATGCTCAAAATCTGTTGCCACGCTGCCTACTTCTAATTGAACTCCTGTAATTTCAAATGTCGCATCATTTGTTGTGTACCATGTTGATGTTTGATCAGGTGTTCTTACAGAACTGTTGTATGCACCCCAAGCATTAAGGCTTATACTGCCTGTTGTATCTGTTCCACGAAACATATCCCATTCAATATCTAAACCAATTCCATTATCATTATCAAATTGAAGATTAGAATTTCCAGAAATTGTTTTTGTAATTTTTGTCCAAGTATCGGCTGATAAAGAACCTGTTTCAAATGGATAAAGTTGTGGTGTACCATCTGAAGTTCTTAAAAATCCATAAAAATTTTGAGCAACACTTGATTTTACCCAAAATGATAAGGTAATAAAACTTGAACTTGATGTATAATTCCAGCCACTATTTGCAATATCTTGAGCTTCAATTCTATGCAAAATAGTTACACGATCTGAAGACCCTGCACCGCTTGTCTGATTCCCGTTTGTAAATTTAAATGATTTTCTAAATCCTGTTGTATAAGGTGTAGTTCCACTAGATATATCTGCTTGAGATTGTGTTGCATTTTCATCATTACCACCTATATTTGCCATAAACCTATCAAGAGATCCAAAACCGTCAGAAGTAGATGACGTACCACGTTGAGCCACTTGCATCGCTCCGTTAATTATTAAATTACGATTACTTAAGTTGTTAGTAATATTGGCAGTACACGTTCCATCAGTATTGTTGACAGTAATAGCAGCCGTTGATGCTCCTACCCCTTTTATCGAATTTACCTTGATTTCTGACATAATTAACTAGGTTTTGGGTTAGCGTCTTTAACCGCTTT